TCTTGTAAAATTTTATTGCCATGTCATAAACATAGCATATTATTACAACAGTGTCAAGTGATTATTCTTTGATGATTTTGATATCGGTAGCAACTTCTCTACCTCTGAATTCTTGTAGTTCATATTCAACCACTTCGCCATCCATCACTTCTTTGATGTTAGCGGCTTTAAGAGCAGAGATATGTAAGAACACGTCTTTACCTTCGTTGTCTGGTGTAATGAATCCAAATCCTTTAGCAGAGTTGAACCATTTAATTTTACCTTTTGCCATACTTTTTCTTGTTGTTCCTTAATACTCTTATTTAGCGATTTAATGAAATTTTGTGTGTAGTGCCGCGGATTATTACATCCGCGACACTTGAATAATTACATAGAGTTTTTCTTCTCTTGTATTTCTTTTCTTCTTAATTTTACCGCTTTACCTAAAATGCCTAAAGCCTTTCTAGCTCTAGCCGCCGCCGCTTTTACACCTTTTGTTTCAAAGGCTTCTGACTCAGCGATGTAAGATTCAAAAGCAGTTTTTATTTCTTCATGTGTTGCCATGATGTTTCTCCTTTATAACGTTATAAATTTCAGTCCAATCTTTTACTCTTCGGACTGAATTAACTGTATTATACACTGAATTGTGTGCATGGTCAAGTAGTAATGCTACCAAACCCATGTCAGCACCTAATTCGGCATTAACCGGTTTGTCTTCTATCCAAACGGTACCTTCTGGTATTTTGGATAGTGCTTCATCTTTGTCCGCTCCTGTGTCCAAACACTCTATTGTTTCAAACACATCACCGAACACTTCCTTAAGATTCTGTTCTCTCAATTGATTTGCTTTGATGTCCAACGTCTGACTAGTGATCACATGAAACTTGTATCCTAAATCAGCGATTTTTTTAACATTTTCCACAGCACCATCTATAGGTTCTAGATCTTTCATCCAAGCACTCTCGTTGAATATTTTAATCAACACTTCACATTGACCTTTATTCATATGATAGTTCATGTGCATTTCATAGTGATCATTGGCCAATTTGGGAAAGCCTTGAAACTTCATCCAAGCATCGAAACTTTGCTCCCATTTGAGCAGTACACCATCGCAGTCTGTGGCTATAATTTTTGACATTATTTAGGCAGTGTTAAACCTGTTGTACCTTGTGTGTATTGTCTAGCCATGCCATCTTCAGTTTCAGTATAACACACCACATTCTTTTTGTAGATTTCAATTGAAGCATTTTGTGGTATGGTAAACACAAATGGTCCAAGACCTATTCCTTTGTTAGGAATATTAACAATAGCTCTTGGTTTTGCTACTACTAACTTCTCTTCTTGATCTTCTTCTAAACGTGCTATTACTTCCTCACCGCTCATCAGTTTGATAGTTATTGTGTCTCCTGCTTGTGGTCTAGCCATTATGTTCTCCTTTTTCAAAGAAGGCTTTCAATTCCTGAAATCCTCCAATAGAGTTTCCGTTGATTATGATTTGTGGTACACTTCTAACATTGGGTAATGCTTCAAGCAGTTGTTCTTTGGTCCAACCTTCACCAATTTTTCTTTCTTCGTATTGTATTTCTTTTTGTTTAAGCAAGGCTTTTGCCATATCACAATATGGACACATTGGCTTACTCCAAACTATTACTTCAGTTATCTTTGACATTTGGTATTCTTATTGCTCCTATTCCTTCTTCATGAAGTTCTTTTATTTCTTTATCTGATGCTGTACCGTATATATGATCATCACGTTCTCCCAAAGACGCTTTACGAGCCTCCTTGGCAAATCGATCACCTACATTTTCACAATTTTTTTCGACCCAGGTCTTCAAATGTTGAAGAGTAGATCTGCTATTATAAAAAGCAGTATTGCTTTTTTTACTTGTGATTTTTTTAGTTTTTGGACTTATGTTAGGTGACATGACTGCCCTACGTATCAATGTATCATCGCATATCGGACATCCGATTAACTTTTTTTGTTTTTGATTTATATATGATTTTTCAGAATCGAACCAACCTTCAAATTCGTGATCCCGAGAACATAGTAAATTGTATTTAGGCATTCTTTATTATAACTTATATATTGATCAAAGTCAATAGTATTTAATAAGGGTGTTCGTCGTTTTTGATGTGCTTGGAATATTCTTCAGAATTATCTGATACAAGACTTGCTATCCAAATTATGATAGCGGCTCCCATTATGCCCCAAAGAAAATATCCTTCTCTGCTAGTCAGCAACAGCAGTAACACTTCTAGTCCATTCATGGAAGAATAATCTATCATTATAATTTAAATTTTTTAAATTGATCTTTTTGAACGTCTTGTTTGATACCACCAACGATATAAGATTCGACTTCAGTTTCTTGAGGAGCCACCTGCATACCTTTTGATGATAACCAATGCTGTGTCCAAGGCAGAGGGTTTTGTGATGCTGACACATCATATATTGGATCGTAACCTAATGCTCTCAATCTTTTGTTAGCAATCCATTCCACATACTGTCCCAACAATTTTTCGTTTAATCCAATTAAAGAACCATCCTTGAATAAATGCTTTGCCCAGGCTTTTTCTTCATCTACACAATCTTTAAACATTTGAATCACAGTTTTTTCTGTGCCTTTGATTGCTTTGGTCATTTCAGAATCATCTCCTTTGTGCCATGCTTTGATAATGTGTGTGGATAGATTCAAGTGTGTTGCTTCATCTCTAGCAATCAATGAAAGTATTTTTGCTGAACCTTCCATAAGTTTTAGTTCACCAAACGCAAATGTACAAGCAAATGAAATATAAAATCTTAAACCTTCTAACAAGTTCACAGTGTTCATTGCTAGATACAGTTGTCTTTTAAGATCAACCATATCCACTTTTTTACCAACAGCATAATCTAATGCCATTTTACCAAACTTATCATACTCTCCGGTAACTGACTGTGCTCTTTTTAAAATTTCTTTATCATCTAAAATAGTATCAAAAACTTCTGCAGGATCACTGTAAACGTTTTTCATTATGTGTGTGTATGATCTAGAGTGTATGGTTTCAAAGAAATCCCAAGTCACAATACAGCCTTCCAACTCTGGATTTGAAACATACGGTAGGAACATAAGACTTGGTCCTCTGCCTTGCACTGAATCCAACAGTGTTTGATATTTTAGATTGCTTGTGAATATGTGTTTTTGTTCTGGTCTGAATCCTTGATAATCTGCTCTGTCTTTTTGTAATGAAACTTCTTCTGGTCTCCAAAAGTAACCAATCATAGTTTGATTCAACTTGTCAAACTGAGGATATTTAAAATCGTCGTATCTTTGTACGCCACCATCCTCACCAAAGAACATGGGCTGTTTGGTAAAATCTATATTATTTTTGTTAAAAACAGTTTTTGTCATATCTAAATTAATTATCTAATACTATTTCTTTTTTTGATTTTGTCAACTCTATATTGTACAGGCGTCGCATTCGCCATCTTCCAACTCTGCTAATTGTTCTTCTACAGTGGCGTCACCATTTATGTGTTCGCCATTTGCTCCGTTGGTATGTTCACCATTCATGTGTCCATTTAATCGTTTAGATTCAACTGCTTGTTCGATATCAATGCCTGCTGGTTGCACATCTTCTTCTTCACCTTTGAAGTCGTAAGTGTTTTGATAATAAGAAGTTTTCCAACCATATTTGTATGCTGTCAGCATATCTTGAGCCATCACTGAAATTGGTACTTCATTGTTATCAAATTGTAATGGATTGTAACTCCAATTGCCTGATATGGCTTGGTCGAAATACTTCTGCATCATTGCCACAACATTAATGTATCCTTCATTGCTGGGCATTTCCCAAAGCAGTGTGTAGGCATTTTTTAATTTAGGAAAGCCTGGCACTATCTGTTTGAGTGGTCCTTTTTTACTTTTCTTAATGGATAACAATGCTCTTGGTGGTTCAATGCCATTTGTCTCGTTTGAGACCACTGAACTTGATTCCGATGGCATCTGTGCTGACAGTGTGCTGTGTCTTAATCCGTGTTTGGCAATATCTTTTCTTAAAGTTTCCCATGCCATTCTCTGTTTGTGTGGCACAATTTCGTCCACATCTTTTTTGTAGTGGTCTATGGGTAACAAGCCATCTGCATATTTTGTGCTAGAAAATCCTTCACACGCACCTTTTTCTTTTGCGATGTTGTTACTTGCTCTTAAAAGATAGAATTGAAATGCTTCGGATAATCTATCTACACTGTCCCAAGCACCTTTGTCTGAATACTTGAAACCCTGTTTGGCAAGATAGTGCGCCAATCCAATATAACCAATACCTAAACTTCTACGTTTTTTAGTGCTGATTTCTGCCGCTTTGACTGGATAATCTTGATACTCTATAATTTCTTCCAATGCTCTAACAGCCAAGTCACATAAATTTTCCAAGTCATCTAGATTGTTTAATTGTCCCACATTGATAGCACTCAATATACACAATGCTATTTCGCCTTGTGAGTCATCTATTGAACTGATAGGTGTTGTAGGCAGTGTGATCTCTTGACAAAGATTTGACATATTAACTTTATCTTTGAATGATGAGTGTGAGTTACAATGATCCAAATTCATTATGTAGATACGTCCTGTTTCTGCTCTTTCTTTTAAAAGGTCGCTGAACAGTTCCTGTGCTGGAATTGTTTTCTTTTTGATTGATGAATCTTTTTCATATTTTTTATATAAAGCATCAAACTTGTCTGTGCCAAATGACTCATACAATCCAGGTGCATCATGTGGAGAAAACAGTGTGATGTCTTCATCGTTCATAAATCTTTCATAGAACAGTTTTGTTATCTGAATAGAATAATCCAACTTACGCACTCTGTTGTCTTCTGTGCCTTTGTTGTTTTTTAATACAAGTATGTCTTCAATCTCTTGGTGCCATATTGGAAAGTGTACAGTTGCTGATCCACCACGCACACCATTCTGTGTACAACATCTCACAGTGGATTCGAATTTTTTAAGGAACGGAATGACTCCTGTGTGCTGAACCTCTCCTCCTCTTATTTTAGCATTGATACCTCTGATACGTCCTGCATTGATTCCTATACCAGCACGTCTGGCAACGTATAAACCAATTGCCATGTCGCTTGAAAAAATTGAAGGTAGTGTATCATCTGAATCTATTAAAACACATGACGCAAATTGTCTAATAGGTGTTCTTACTCCTGCCATTACCGGCGTAGGAATATTAATTTTGAATGTTGATATCGCATCGTAATATTTTTTAACATAACTCATTCTTGTTTTGGCAGGATATTCAGCAAACAATGTTGCCGCTATCATCATGTACATATCTTGAGGAGTTTCAAATAAATCTCCTGATGATCTATCTTGAACAAGATACTTGTCTACCACCTGTCTCAATCCTGCGTATGTAAAATCTAAATCTCTTTCACGTTTGATCCAAGTGTTCATTTTTTTAATTTCAGTCTTATTGTATTTTTCTACAATGCCTCTGTCATATACACCGGCTTTAATATTTCTTAGTATTAACTTTAACAACGGCAAATATTCATATTGCCCATGTGCTTCTTTTCTTACATCATACGAAAGTAATCTTGCCGCGGCAAACTGATAGTTGGGTGCATCCAATGAAATAAGATCATTCGCCGATCTTACTAAAATTTGTTGAACTTCTTTTGTTGTCATGCCGTCATAGAATTGAATGTTGGCATTAATCTCTATTTGTGAACTAGACACGCCTGCTAAACCTTCGCAAGCCTCTTCTACGACAAAATGAATTTTATCGATATCTAATGGCTCTAATCTACCATCTCTTTTTTTAATTTTTATTGTGGAAGTATTTGTGATTTGTTCCTTAGACGCAGTCAATTCCATTGTATTCCTATTCTTATTC